ATGAGCGCACGCGCTCAGAACACGATCACAGTGGTGGGGACCTTTGTGCAGGCTGGGAAAACCCCTCCGGCCGACGCCGTCGCAGAGGTGAAGTTGTTCCAGTCGGTTTCAAGCAAGTTCCCGATGAAGGAGAAGACGTGGAAGTGGGTGGTCATTGTCGATGACACGATGTGGCAGCAGTTGATGATCAAGTTGGGCTTTGACCCGAACACCCCTCTTCAGTATTACGGTCAGACAGACATCGACCATCAAGTCACCTTCATTCGCGGCTGGGCTCTGATCCACCCGGAACTGTTCAATCAGGTTCCAGAGCACATCATTGCCCATGAGATGGCTCACGTCTTCCTTCATAGCCGGGATGAGAAGCTCGTAGATGACCAGGCGCTCACATGGATCAAGGCCGCGCGGAAAGAGAAAGCCGCGGTCCAGATGGCGGGGGTGCGATGAAGATCGCTATCGGATGTGCCCTTGTGTTCGGCGCCCTGCTCGCGCTGTCGGTCGCCTGCGGCAGGTGGCTTGCTCGGATCAGTGAGGAGTTCGAGGAGGCTGAAAACCACGAGAACGAATAGACAGCAAGACCCCGGCTTTCACGCCGGGGTCTTACGTTTGGACATGTGGACGTCGCTATTGAAAGACGCGTTGTGTCGGACGCCTCAGCTGCTCGGAACCTCAGTCGAACTTCCAGTAGTAGGAAGAACGGTAGATTGTTCGAGAATCGAATGCTGTCCACGTCCTGGCCTCCCACATATCGACTCCTCCCGAGAACTTAGAACGATCGTTGAGCCTGCCGTACACATCTGCGCTTATGTAGACATAGCTCTCCGGCAGCGCGGCCATCTTCGCGGCATGGTTTGCCGCCCGGCCGACCCAGACTAAATCTTTTGCGCCACGGACTCCGGAGTTGGCTACGAAGAGAGAGCTGGTGTCGATGCCGATGGCTTGCACGACAGGATACGGATCATCTGCATACTGGGCAATCTTGGCAGGATTGATGATGTCACGTGAAGCGAATCGGATTTTCATTGCAGCCCGAACTGCGTCGCTGTTCTTCGAATTACCTAAGAACACGGCCATGATTCGGTCTCCGTCATAGGCTGTGATCGTGCCACCTTCCCCCCTGATTATCTTTGCCGCGCAGTGCAGGAATGCCTTATACGATTCCGCACTTCGTTGGGACGTGCTGTGGTCGACCATCTTCGTTGAATCAGCCATGTCGGCATACAGAACGGTCCCTGTCAGCTTCACCGCGTCGTTGGTCAGCTTCACTGTGTCCGCGTCGGGCACCACAGTCCCGTCTCTGATCGTCCAGCTCGACTTGAAAATACCTTGTACAGCCTCTTCCAATTCCGACTTCAAACTCACGTCTATCCTCTCTCATCTGGGTCCCATACTATTCATATAGTCTCGCATCTGGTTGCACGCTGGCCCCATCGCTCCGGCGACCCGTTGAGCATTCGCCATGTCGTCTTTGTTGAGCTTGTAGCCTACCGGAGTGACGCCTGCGAAATCGGACGGAAGACGCACGTCAACATCCCAAGGCTCGACTAGGAAAGTCCGGGGCAGCCCCAACCTTCCGATGAACAGACCAAGCTCGAAGATTACGTTGTCGCGGGCGACTGGGACGTCGTGCTCTCCTCGAGAAGTCACTGTATCGTCTGGCTGAACGATCGCAAGCGCAAAGTCGCTTTGATCTACTGCTTGTTCAAGGGCCGGAATAGTGTAGGTCGATGCTTTGAAGACTCCGTCGGTCCAGACGTTCACGTTGAACGGGTCTCGCGCGAACGCGTTTTGAATGGCTCGCGCAATGGGCAGAGCTTCGACAGAAGAGATAATGAACACCTGAAGTCGATCTCTTGTGGTCGTCACAAGAGAATTCCGCTGTTCTAGGCGCCTGGCAAGCTCCTTGGCAATCACTTTGCAAATGCCAGGGTGCTCTGAAGTCAGCTTTGAGAACTGCGGTTCGGTAATCTCAAGAACTACGGACTCCTCTGATGCAGTGACGCTGGCCGAACGTCTTTGTGTAGGTGAGATTGCAGACATCTCTCCCACGCTGTCGCCAGCACTTCGCTGAGCAACGACACGGCCATTTACGATGATGTTGAATCGTCCGGCAATGATCAGAAACAAGCTGTTAGTTGTGGTACCCTGCTCGATTATTGAATTGCCGACCGCTATACCTATTGGACGGATCTCGCTGAGTTTCTCCGCGAGGGCCGCGTCCCCTGTCACCATCCTCTGATCGCGTAGAGCCTCAAGCAGGAGTCGCTTCCCGTCGGCGCCCACAAACCTATCCACTAGCATCCTCGATCCTCCAGAATCACCCATAGTCTATGGCGTTTCACATATGGTACTAGCCGTGATATCGGTGATGCGCTTATTCCCGAGCCTGACCACTAAGACGTTGATCTCGAGTTTGGGACGAGGTAAATGATGAGCCAAGCGTCGTTCATGATTTAGTTTCCCTGTGTAGCACCACTACCTTCCCCGAAGAACACGTCCAGAGAAGCAGCAGCAAGTACGCGCTACGCGGCGTTATTGGAAACCGCAACCAGTGAAGCGTGCATATCGGAGGCAGTCGATGTCACAATTGTTTGAATGTGCGGCCGCTACTACCGACGTTCCGATAAACAGAAGATCGCCGAGGCTTACGGCGGCGGCCAGGAGCCGCCGCCTACTTCTTCCCTCAAGATGGAATGACTAAATGCCGCTTGACCTTTCGCTGTATGAGCAGCTAGCGGGCGCAGTGGCTACACTCTCGGCTCACAGGTTATTCACGCTCACTCCCAAAGCCCTTATCGCTATTGAACCACTGTTCTTGAGTTGTCGTCTCGGGGCTGCTCGACGGTTTTTGAAATTCTCCAGTCTGAGGGTTTCTAGCGGCTTCGCTGGGGGTTTCGTTTCCGTTTTGCGGCCCTCCCAACCAATCAGAACCCTGCGCCTTGTCGGCAGGAATTTGAGCACCGTTCTGCGGCCCTCCGAGCCAGTCAGAACCTTCCTTTGGATTCTTAGCATTTTCGGCGTTGTACTCCGGTGGGTCTTCGATTGTAGACCAAGGCGGTACCCTGTCTACCGAGTTGGAAGGAGTGGTTTCGCCGGAGGTTACTTGCCCATTTCCGCCATTGCCACCGTTACCGGGGATTTCATTTCCGTTTTGCGGCCCTCCCAGCCAATCAGAACTCTCCTTTGGGTTGTTGGAAGTAGCGGCTTCTCCGCTACGCTGCTCATTCCATTTAAGCTGGCCACGATCTTCTTGCGTTATCGTCTCGGGGCCGCTATCCGAGTTGGAAGGAACTCGATGCGATCGTGAGTTGTCTGAGGAGGTCGCAACCGCGTTTGAAGGATCGGCTTCGATGGCATAGCTACCTCCTATCTGATCGGCACCGAAGCCGTTCTTAACGTTATCGTCTGCGATCTGGGCACTCTTAGTACCTCCGGCTAAGCCATCGGTTGAGTTCTGGGCGGCAGGATTCTTAGCATTTTCAGACATGACGGATCTCCTCTGTTGCGTCAGTATGGATTGGGCAACGATGCAGGCGGGAGGAAGGTGATCTAGGCGATGCTATCCGGGTGCAGGCTTCCCGGAATTCGGTCTCGTCAGGTGCATCTATCATGCACAGCGTCACTATACCTTAATTCTGGAAACACCCCGGTGGTTACGTGGGCCGAGAAGCAATGGCAACGTCGTCCAGTTCCAAGGTTTCCATCTCATTCGCAATCACAGACCGTTCATATCACGGACCCAGTGCATTGAGACGAATCCCGCACTGACGAAGCGACTACTGACCAGTGGGCGAAAACAACCTCGAACGTCGCCCGTTAGCAGCCGCCTTCGCAGTTACGGCAACCAGCTGCTCGTGCATGAGACTGTCCGTTTGCTCCAGCTCCATGATCGGGCGAAACCCATTTTCATGAAAGCAGCATTGCTTCGCCCAATCCTGCCTGTCCTTCCCAACCACCACCCAAAAGGAAAGGCCCGGGATGGCGAAGTCATAAATGGTCGTTAGGTCATGGCGCGTGCGCCTTACGCCGTGGCTGAGTTGTGTAAGGTTCGACCTGTAGCGCAAGAACAAGTGAATGGAGACGTCTTTCGGAAACTGTGACTTCTGGAGTAAGTAGTTCCGAAACTGTTGATCGTATGGGCCAAGGGAGTACTGGTTGCCAATGAGGAACTGCCCTCGCCAGACCATGGATGCTGCGAAGTACTCGATACACTCATGTCGAATGTCAGCCACACGCGCTGCATAGAAGGCTGAAACCCCTTCCATGATGTCGTGACGAGCAACACCTGCGTTGATGAAAGACTGCACGAGGGGGAAAGTCACGTTGTTGTCTTGAAGGCACGCATGCGCCACCCACTTCTCTCCGAGCATGCTGAAGCGATCGTTCTCACAGACGCTACATAGCAATGGTTGCGTGTCTTGCGCAGAGGACTGCACCACACCCATGGCGGATAAGTGTACGGGATTCGGATTTGCTGCGGTCGGCGTTCGCAGTCGCTTGAACACAAACTTCGGAAGGCGAACGTGAGACTCACACAGATTTCCGAACGTACCGCAGAGCGCGCAGTGGCCTTGAATGGGCATTTGATAGCAACTTAGCAGATCTCCGGCAAACTGTTCTTAGCGCTAACGGAAGTGGCCTATTCTTTCAGCCACCGTGTTGTTAGTCATTCCGTTCACTGAGCCATAGCTCAATAGCATTCCTCGGTCTCCGCAATCGACGAAAATCCTATTCATCTTTGTGTCCGGCGAAGACAAGGGAGCGTGTGAGATTTCGCATGTCGTGGCCCCTCGGTCAATGAGAGAGGTGAGGGCGTCCATTACCGAAGGTAAGCCATCTGACTCATGTAGCCAATTCCGGTCAGCGTAAACCAACTTATTCTTCTCGAATTCCAAGGTGAAGAGTCGCTTGGCCAGTACATCCACCGCTGTCACTTGGCCGTCTGAATCGTGACTATTGAAGATCATGCCGGAGGCTTCGATGGTTTGTTTTGCCGCCACCCTATCCATACCGAGCCAGACTGTTGCAGAGCCGAGTTGTAATGAAACGCGGTGCTCGGGTTGAGCAAAGGCAGTAGAAGTACACAAGGCGAACAGAAACACGAGACTTTTCATTTGCTGATTATCCTTTGCGCGTATTCTATCGCCCGGAATCTGAAGGGTGGCGATCGTAATCAGACCATTAAACAGGGCCTGACCATGCTCGTAACACCAATGCAATATCAAATCCATGGTGGACTCAGGCTATCACCGGCTATTTAGAAGCTCAGCGGAGTTGTTCCTGACATTGCCTACATCTTTGCTGACCTCGAACGCTTCCATCTCATCAGCCGGGAACGGTCTCAGAAGATCGATGGGCGGCTGGTGAGTCTCTTCTCGATCGAGCCAACGGTTGAAATCGCCCTCATGCAGTATGACCGGCATTCGGTTGTGGATTGTCATCAATTCGTTGGCATCCGTTGTGATGATCGAATAGGTCTGCAGCCAGCTTCCATCGGCAGGATTCTTCCATGCATCCCACAAGCCAGCAAAAGCCATCGGCTTTCCGTTGGCCAGGTCGAAGGCGAATGGGCGCTTATTCTTCGGATCATCGTGCGTCCACTCGTAGAACCCGGACGCCGGGACCAAGCAGCGGCGTTTCTTGAAAGGCTGAGCCCACCAACCCTTCGTTACAGCCTCGGCACGGGCGTTGATGGTGGATTTACCCTTCAGGTCCGCTAGGGACTTGGTGCTGAACGGGACCAAGCCCCAACGCAATTGGACAAGCTCGCGCTCCCCGGTGTCGCGGTTGGCACGGATGATCGGCTGCATGGTCTGAGGAGCGACGTTGTAGTCCCAAGGCGGCAGGGGAAAGTCGCCGACCTGCTTCACGTGGAAGGCCTCGGCGATCTTTTGTTTGTCGGAGCGTCGGTAGTAGCGGCCACACATTGTCTAAGCCATTTGCAGCTCAACGATCAAAGTGACCACGACAGCAGTGTCGGAGAAACGAAACATCTTGCTTCCGACTACATGCGGAGTCACCTCATCCTTGAGAAGGATGTCGCCGACGGAAGGAATGATCGCGGCGTCAGCCGTTGTCAGTTCTCCAGGAAGCATTACGCCGAGACCGTTACCCCAGTCCACTTCGATTACCAATTTCATAACACCTCCAATATCAGCAGCATACACTTAGGGAGGCCGCCTGAGCCTAATCCTCTGCCAATGTTTCGTTGATGGTTGCGGTAGCTTCCTTCCATCCGGATTCGGTAGCTTTGGAGAACTCATCCAATGCATTCGCGGCTGCCGCCGAAACGCCTTTGCTCTTGAGGTACTTCTTCAGAATGGCGATCTCTCCGTTGATGTGATCAATGATCGAGTGATGGACCGCGGCGATGTGTTCGCGGACCTCTTCGACGTCGATCTTCGGCTTTTCCGGTTCTTTGGGCTTGCGCGGCTGCCGTTCAACGAAATTGAGATCCTCGACGCGCACGCGGAACCGCTCAAGGTTCGTGCCGGGCAACTCCAGATCTACTGCTTGCCCATTGTCGTAAACCTTGGTGATCCTCAGTTCGCTCTTACCAGTTCCCACTGTGACGATATCGCCAACAACCGGAGCGTCCTGGTGCGTTTGCCCCTCGGCCTTCGGTTTCTCTGCAAGCGCTTCGGCCAGACGTGCGCTTACGTCGATCGGCTCGGCCTTCTTCGGTGGTTTCCGTTTCGTAGCCATTTATTCGTTACCTGGTCCTCCGAACTTGTGCTTGATCTCATCGATCGCCCAGAATCCGGGAAAGGTGACTGTCTCGCCGGCGCGCAGTCTCGCAAGGATTACATTTGCCTCTTCCGACGGAATTACCTTGGCGAAGTCTTCCGCGTAAGTGCCAATGTTCGTAGACCACCATTTGTGTGTAGTGTACCCGTCACTCGCGACGAACGTGATGGTTTCAAGGTGCCCTTTGAACTCTCCCTCGGGCAGGAGATTGGGTATGGCTGTGAGGGTGAACGGTTCGGCCATGGGGAAAGCGTAGCAGAGCCGCGATCCCTTAGCGCTTGCTTGGTTTGTATCGGTAGAACCTCGCGTCGCAATCCATACAGCGAAAAGGGCGAATGGAGATCAGCGCCAGAAGTTGAACAAATCCCCTGAATCGCGAACGTCGAACGTCCTGTCCACTACATGCTGGACACCTCATCCCCCCAGGCAGAAAGCGCTACACGAACCGCATAACCGTGATGACCGAATACGATTGATCTGCGTTAGTGTAGAATCCCATCCACCATGCAAAAACTTGCGCTCGTCATTTGCCTATTGATGCATTCATTTGTCTTGGTCGCACAACAACAGGTTAAAGAAACCACGATTGCGGAGTTCGATGCAGCTCTTCAGCGGCTCGTCGCTCAAGAAGCACAGTGGCATAAAGTCATTGATGCCGTAAACATTGAGCAGGTGCCTGTAGATTACGCTATCGGAAAAACGATTTGCGGAGAATAAGGACCTCATAAACTCGGATATGAAAATGAGTGGGCTCTGGGCTGGCCGTGTACTCCGTGAACATAGCTATTTCGCCGAGGTCAATTTCCTATCCAGTGTTCAAGATCTACAAGCTCAGATACAGCTCTTCGTTGCTCTTTTGCTTCAATATAATATTAGCGATAAGGTGGCTCAGGATAAGGTACTCAGATGGACAGATTCCATGACCAGCTTAGCCAACGGACCTATTCAAGACATCTGGCAAACTTCGTATCAATATTCGACTCATCGAGCACTGTTGATCGATAAAAGATGCGCTCCCCCTCCGCCTACACACACCGGGATCGAATGATCGTGGAATGCTTCGGCGATCTTCTGCTTCTCACTTCGTCTGTAGTAGCATCCGCACATATAAACTCCACCGTAAGACCGGGTACATCTTGTCTCCTTAAAGAGAAGAGGCCCAGGTCATCACGACCTGAGCCTCGATTTTGGTTATGGGTGCGTCAGCTAGTTTGTAATTTCAGCTCGCGCCGAACTTAGTAATGGCCGTCGTGGGATCGCCCGTGTCATCGACGATGAATCCCGCAGTGCCAGAACCGTACCTGCTATCGGTTCCCGAGGCTGACGTGCCAGCGGTGAGATCTTTGCACGTCAGAGTCGATCCCACTGCGGACAGCTCAAATGTATGACCAGCGGCGGTCCCTGGGCAGCCGGTCACTGGAGTAGTGGTTCCGTTGCCAGTATCGAGGACATAGGAGGCAGTCACGCCGGGAAGGAAACAGTAGCCGTTGCCATAGACATCCATCCGAACGCAGACACCTATGATCCCGACATTCCAACCACTGTCCGCTGCGTACACCATACGCGCTGATTGGTCGTCTGGCAGAGACACACCGGACAGGATGCCGAACCCTTTACCTCCCGCACTCGAGGACTGAGCGCCACGACTCGTCACTTGCACGCCCGTATATCCGTCCACCGTCGATGACGCCCATGGTGAAGCGATCGGGTTCTGGACGGTGTCGAAGCATGTGGTATAGGTGCCGGTGATTCCCGCGCATGTTGACGCCGTCGGAGCATTTGCGAGGGCCTGAGTGCCACCTCCACCAGCACTAATCGCTGATTGTGTGAGGAGCACCGCGCCAAGAGTGAGAGCAGAGAGGATCTGGTTCATTACTTCGCTCCTATATTGAGGGTCATCACGCCCGGGGTGATCGAACTGCCTGTGACGTTGCAGACACGCCAGTTGAGCGTGTCGGCCGTCGGCCAAGCGACGAAGGTGAGACCTCCGGTCGATCCCCATCCTGTGACTCCGGACGCATCGGAGGCGAATGCCGTCGGGAAAGTCGTGGTTGTCGTTACTCCCGTCATCGTGACGGTCCCTGCGGTTGTGCAGGAGTTGGCCGCTATAGCTGAGGTCGGCATCACGACCTGTACGTCCGGGATAACGGCAGGCGTGCTGGGAATACCGAAATTGAGAATGGCAGCATTCGATGTTCCTGCGTTGGTTACCGTAGGAGTCGCGCCTGGAGAGAGCGGGGTCACAGTTCCCACTGTGATGGTAGCCGCCGTACCTGCTGCTCCGGTCGCACCAGTAGCGCCAGTAGCTCCGGGGTTGCCAGTCGCACCAGTAGCGCCCGTTGCACCTGCGGGGATACCGAAGTTGAAGACCGCCGCAGAGCTTGTACCCGCATTGACGATAGTCGGTGTAGCACCCGGAGAGAGAGGAGTAACCGTTCCGACCGCGATAGTAGCCGCTGCTCCACCGCCACCTGTCGCCCATGTGCAGACGGACTGGTTGACACCGTTGACGGTTCCGGGTGTAGCGCACGAGAGGGACTGACCGGATGCCGGCGCTGCTGATGGCAACTGGAGTACGTAGGCCGGGGTGCCCGAAGCGGGTCCGGCGAAACCTACATAACTCGTGGGCCAACCAGTCGTGGATATAGTTCCCGTACCTATACCGAGCAGGTTAACTCCCTGTGTGGTTCCGGATGTGGTGATCTGAGGCGTGGTGACAGATGTCGAAGCCCGGAGACTGCCTGTGACGTCTAACTTGAACCCGGAGTCTACAGTGTTTCCGATAGATACGTTTCCGCTACCAAAGATGGTCTGGATGGGAGCGGTGCCACCAAAGGAGAACTGGAGTTGGTTTGCGACAGATCCGGTGCCAGCCCATTTGAAACCTACGTAGGCTGAGTTTCTGGTGGTTGTGATGTCCTTTCCGGTGTAGAGGTAGGTGGTATCACCCGCGGCCATATTGGGGGATACAGCCTTCATGGGAATCATTGTTGCCGCCGCAGGTTCGTTATTGATAACCGAAAATCCTGGAGCAGCAGCGGTGACAGCGGTATTAGTCGCTTTGACTACTGTCGGGTTAGGGTAAGTTCCCGCGAGGTCGCCACCGGCCGTACTGGATGTAGTAGTCGGAAGTCCAAAGTCGAGCACTGCAGCCGAAGTCGTCCCTGAATTGGCGACTGTCGGAGTAGCTCCCGGAGATAGCGGAGTTACAGTGCCGATCGCAATAGTAGCCGCCGCTCCGGCCGAGCCGGTCGCGCCTGTGTTGCCTGTTGCGCCAGGGGTGCCGGTTGCGCCAGTTGCGCCTGTAGCTCCCTGTGCGCCTGCCTGCGCTAACAATTGCCACTTTGTTGCATCGGTTCCAGGCGTGACGTTCGTGCTTGCCGTAACTGCGATGTAGGACGAGCCCAGATATGCGACGGCATCGAAGTCTGCGTATGTTGTGGTGCTGCTCCAGGTACCGCGCCAGTTGGTTGAGCCGCCTGACGGACCTTGCGGGCCAGTTGCGCCTGTCGCACCTGTAAGCCCCTGCTCGCCTGTCGCTCCGGTTGGTCCCGGGTTGCCTTGTGGACCAGCTGCCCCGGTGTCGCCTTTGATCCCCTGAATACCTTGCGGAATGGTGAAGTTGAGGACAGCCGCGGATGAAGTACCGCCATTCACGATCGACGCCGATGTCCCAGCCGCACCTGTAATGACAGTACCGACTGAGATGGTAGCAGCCGTGCCAGGGTCTCCCTTTGGACCTTGTGTACCGGTTCCGCTCGAGGATGCCGTGCAGGTGTTCGTGGCAGGGCTCCAAGCGTTGCCCGGGGTCGAGCATCCAGTGAGACCAGCAACTGCAGCCTGCATCGTAGCCGCAGTGACAGTTCCCCCGCTCCCGCCAGTGACGAGCACCTGAGTACCAGCTACGCACATGTAGAGTTGTCCGTCGTTGGCGTTCCTAATATAAAAACTAGGCGCAACGCATGTACTCGGAGGAGCCGCGGTGCCATAGCTTACCTGGATCGGTTCGACGTTGGTTGTCTTGGCCGGTGGAGCATATGCGTCAAGCGCCCATGTGGATCCGGTGATAGCAGGTACGGTAGACATAACTATCGCTCGATGTGTGGCGGAATCCGTGATCTGGATCGAATAGCTGATGTTGGCCGGTGTCGTGGTTTGAGCGTCCGGGACCTCGCAGGTGCCCGTAACCGCGCCGTTCTCGATCGAGCAGGAGAACGCTTGCGATGAGTTGAGCGCGCCGTTGCCTACGAACGGGATAGGAGCACCCGCCGCATTCACAGGTGTGAAAGTCACGGTGCCGGCAGCGACAGTCGAGCCTCCCATACGGATCGAGGTCGCGGTTATGGTCGTCATTTGGGCATGCGCACACACGGAGAGGCATACGAGCGCCGCGGCTGCTTTGAGCAGTCTTTTCATTGTTGCTCCTGGGTTTGGGGAGAAAGTTAGAGGTTGATCGAGGTTTTAGACGTTTTGTGGCTGTACGGAGCCGAGTAACGCAGTTGGGTTTCGGCCTTCTCTTTTAGCCTCTGCTGAAGTAGCGTGTTGAATGCAGCTAGGTCGGTATCTACCAATGCGGCCTCGTCATCGCGCAGTTGCACACAAATATGAAGGTCAGGGGTCCGCTTGTAATTGCCGAGTAGCTCCTCGCGCGAGAGGGTAGATTTCCAAGCTTGAAACTGCTCTTCGGTGATCGTCCCGGCCTTCCGCATCGCGGGGTAGTGGATGGTTACGTCCGTGCAGAGCTTGGCGTGTACCTCGACTACCTTCCGTTCTCCCGAGGGATACGTCGAATAGCCGCACATGGTACCGTCTTTCTCGATGTGCGGGCAGACGATGTTCCCGTCCGCGTCAACATGGCCGGACTTATGCGCCATCTCTTCAGAGATGACACCGGGACATTGCGGTTTCATGCAGTGATGTAGATTTGGATGAGTGTGGACGTTACCGCGTGGAGAGTGGAAGCATGCGTGGTCGTGAGATTCTAGAAGTGACTTAGGCACTCGGAGTCACCGCCTTCTTAGTTATTTTCCCCGTGGTCGCGTCGAAGGTGTAATTACTTATCCCGTCAGCAATCAAAGTGTTGTATGTGTCCGCGGTAATGCCGACCGGTTCAGCCAGCACCTTCGGTGTGCCATCAGCGTTCTTCAAACTGACAACATTGACGAGCGGAACAATGGTAGCCGTCGGATAGCACGCAGCATGGTAGATGTTTCCGCCTGAATCGTGTTCTAAGAAATAAATCATGGTCTAAATCCACCTGTAAAAACATGTAGTTCCGGCCGCCACACTCGGCTCGTAAAACGCGCTCCCTGGGGTGATTATTTGGTCGTTACCGACTCCAGTGTTGCAACGCACCTCAAACCCGCCAGTATAGGGAGTAGTTACGTGAAGGGGCTCGAATAATGTCGTTTCCGTCTCGTACTCATTCCCGGATGAGTCTGTCTCAACGTTCCAGAAGATAGCTGGATACGTTGTGTCAGGAACTACCATCGGAATGACGCCGGGGGTCGTCGAAACGTCTGCAAGTCCTCCGCTGATGCCACCGGGTGCTGAGACGAAAACACTGCCGGAAGTCGGTAGAACGGCCGAATTACCTAGTCCGTGAACGATGTAACCTTCCGAGTCGATGATGCCATACCCGTTGAGGGTTAGCATGTTGATTGGAGTACCGTCCCCAAACGCCAGGTTGCCATTATTGTCGATGGTCATTACTACCGCATTTGCTGTGTCGTCGTGAATTATGATGGGCATTAGAATATCGAATATCCAACTGTTTGAACGCCACTGGAAAAGAAGGGGCTTATTGTGAAGGTGGTTTTAGTGCTATCGAATGCGGTAATGACTGCGTTGCCGTTTATTGCACCGAACCCAGCACTCTGAGGGCAACCAACGTCCACAGAGGCTCCCCCATTTACATTTACCGACCCGGTAACTCGTGGCATAGCATCCGGCCTAGCTATACTTTGAGCTAAGAATGACCCGTCGAGCAGAGCCCGCCCTTGAAATGACAACGGACTATTGGGAGTTGCGGGTCCGAACTCCGTGTTTCCGGAGTTATCGAACTGCAACCTTTGCGTTGCTACGCTTGCGTCATTGAGCTGGAAAGGCATTTGTCACCAGATGTTGTAGTTATTAGTAACGTCAAATCCATTAGGGTTCGGGAAGGTTACAGCAGAATTAGTCACAGCACTTGGAGTAACAGTAGAAGACACAGCAGGCGGAGCAGCAACGGATACGTTGACTGACGCAGAACCGCCCGCGGGAACAACCAATGAGCCAAAGTATGCTGCGGGGCAGCCAGGGCGAAGTGACCCATCGGGAAACCTCGCATTGGTATCAAGTACCGCGGCTCCTAGTACGGCTATCTGCTGCCCTTGTACCGGCAGTGCTCCAAGTCCAAGCTGACCGGCGTTATCTATATAGAACAAGATCCTGCCGGCCGTTAAATCACTTATTTGAAATGCCATATCAAATCGCCTGTATGGAGTAAGTACGGTTCCCTGTGTTGAGGATGACCTTGAACCCGGTAGGAACGACGTTGGCTATTACCTGAGCAGGCACTCCACCTACGTTGTTAGTATCGTTCGACGTGTTCTGTCCGGTGACGTCCGCACCCCACTGTGAAGCGGCTACGTAGTCCTGTGCGGAGACGTTGCTATAAAACTCAAGAGACGTGCCAAGCTCATACATGGCCAACGATGCGTAGAAGACACCATCAGGGCATAGCCAATCGTAGGTGTAGGTTTGTGGACCAACTAACCCGCCATTCGATAGGAAGTCAAAGTTAGTGATGTAACCAGAAACACCAGGAATGATGTTTGGGGCATACTGTGAGCCGTACATAATGCGATGATAGACACCCTGCGTGCCTGGTGTTTGCTGAAAGCCTGTAAATCTAATTCTATATTTCTGCCCCGGCACTACATTGAATGCCGGGGAAACTGCTGAACCGCTAGCCGAGATTGATACCCCACCTGCGGGGTTGTAAACGATTCCACCGAGCCACGATGGATCTGACGTCCAACCATCTATGTTGCCGAGAAGAAAATCTCCGTTTGCGACTAGATTGGCGCTCGTCCCTGAGTAGACAATAGGCTGATCCGCGGTTACGTCTGAGCCCCACTGAGCAGATGCACTGTAGTCCTGCACTACAACATGACTAAATACAAGTTGTGCTGTGCCCAGTTGATAGAGTGCGATTGTTGCGTAATGGGTACCCTGTGGACATGTCCAATCATAGGTGTAAGTAGTAAATGGATTGTTCATGTTGCCAGCAGAAAGGAAGTCCTGGTATCCCTGATATCCGACAACAGGTAAATCAGAGATATTAGGGACGTAGGTAGATCCCCAGAAAATGCGATGATAGATGACTCGTGTTCCATCAACCGCCACAGCACCTGTGATTGTTATTCTGTATTTATTACCAGGTTGCACGGCGAAGGTGGGAGAGAAAGCAGAGGAGTTACCAGGGACAAGCATGCCTCCGTTTCCACCGCTATAAACTGCTCCGGCAACTGACCATCCATCTAAGTTTCCAAGGATGAAGTCCCCGTTGGGCACTAGATTGGCTCCTATCCCTGTATAGACGAGGGGTGCGATCGTCCCGAGGAACGAAGGTGTACCGTTGGCCGCGTAGTTATCGATCTCGAGCCAGCCAGACGACACTCCACTCGCGCGCGTCGAGCGAATCCTGACATCGTACGTACCACCTGAGACGATACCGGTGATAAGTGCGATGTTGATAGAGATATCAACGGAGGAAGATGCACGCCATCCCGCATCGCCAGAACCGGACACACGATATTGCACATCGATCTGGGTCACCTGAGAATCTTGGGGAGTGTCCCACGTGGCCTCGATTACCGGAGTCACTGATCCATCGGCTCCAACGATTGCGAACGCCGGTCCGGAGTTTAACTGCATGTTGTTCGGTGGAGGCGGTACCGCGGGAGCCTGACCTGGAGGAACCGCCTGAACGTCATATGCGGTCAGTTCATCTTCCGGATTCCACTCATAGACCGAAGCATTAGTCTCGTTCACAGCAAAGCTAACGCGGATCTCCGGTGCTCCTCCGTCCTGGACATCATCGACCCTGAAGGTCACGCCGTTTACTTCAAGCAGCTTGTTGGTCCAGCTTAGCGCCGGCGATGAGAAGTTCATCACATCCGTCGGCTGCATCCCGAAAGCCGCGAGGCCCATCTCTAGCGTCCCGGTTCCCTGAAACCGATTGCGCAATAGCATGATCTTCGCTACCCGTTGCCATTGAGCGATGGACAATACAGTCTGCTGAGACACCTCTAGTGGATGGGCGAAACCTCCATCAGCCAGCAACCATTCATCTTCCGGGAATCCATGCAAAGCGTCGCAGGCATACTCCGGCGCATTGGTAGCTGTAAATGCGTACGGGAAGTTGTTCTGTATCTGCCCTTCGTAAAAACCGTTACTGTCGTAGAGATTGCCAGCTACCGAGTACGGGAAGTTAGGTGCAACATAGGTGCCTTGCACGCGGTTAACTAGATCTCGGACGCTTCGATATGGCTGCCAGGAGAACTTACTGGTCAGACTACTCTCATCGAAATTGAAGGATGCCCCTTGGAAGTATGCAGGCCACAGGTACCACTCGCCGCCGATAAGAGACAGTCTTCCAGCAGCCCCAGGCAGCATCGTCTGCAGGACATCGCCGGGGCCAGTCGCGGTATCGTAGTGGTAATTCAGCGTATAGCGTGCTTCCGATGTTCCCGGGATAGCGGCAAGTGGGACCTGTTCATCACAAACGTTTGCTGCTGCAATCAACTGGAGCTGGTTGACGGTGTTGCTGCCGAGTCCAAACTGCGTATCTGTGATCACATCAGCGACACACAGCGCCCAGTTGTTACTGAAGCCGGTAGTCCCTGTGCGCGGGTCCCAGATGTTGTTCTTACCGCGGACGGTAAATTTGATCTCTGGTTCGCCTGGAAACAGGGTGCTATCGAACTCAACCTTCAGATAAACGTAGGTGCATCCACCAAGCCATGGGGAATTGCCGTTACCATCTGCGCTCCACACCGGGTCGTTAGCAGTTAATCCGCTGATAACATCACCGGGCAGTTGATCGCCCCAACGACATTCGCAGTAAACTTTTCCGCCGAAATCGTACTGGACGCCGTTCGGTCCGGTGTGGGATCCGCTGGCCGCGGTTCCGCCGAAGTTTACGCCGTTGCGAGTGGTGTTTCCGACTCCGGGAGCGAAGAACACCTGACGGCCGTCGAGATACAGGTTTACGATGCTGTCACATTCGTGGCCAGCAATGACGATCACGTAATTCATCTGATCGTGGTGACTACCTGTCGTAGACCGGTAGATCATGACGCCACCGACACGCTGTTCACCATAGATGACAGCGCGGTTGGCCGCTGGCTGGCGAGTAGTAATCGCCATGCCACGATTGGTGGTCAACGCACTAGCGATCGCACCGGCCTCCATGGAAATGCCGCCGATTACGAGCGTCGCCATCAATTTGTCAAAGATTGGAGATGCGATTAATGCGGGATCAAAAAACGCAGCGACACCTAGACCTGCTGCACCTGCTAGTTCCGCAGCTCCCATTACTGCTTTAGACATTTAGATACTCCACGCTCGAACAATGTTCGTAATTGGCAGTTGGACGATTCCGTTCTCTCCGACACTAACCACATGACGGCCGTTCAGGTGAACGACACCCGCGATGAGGTTCCCTCCGTTGTCGATAACAACAAGGTCACCGCGCTTCGCCATCAACGGATGCGTGTGTTCGGCGAGCCCGTGCTTATTAGCGCAGTATGTCGCAGCATCAGCGATAGTAGAACCGCCTGTGATCTTCTTGATTATTCGTAACGCGCCCAACTCGGTCGTGTACTTGCCGCGGAAATTTTCCGCGATGTCGGTGCCTGTGATGGCCAAGATCGCATCCGCGACAAAGAGAGCACAGTCGTTAGTACCCCAGGCGAACGGAGAGGTAGCCCGTTCAACCAGGAAATTGTGAAAGGCGCGTGTGTGCCAATGCTGCTTCTTATTGAGTGCCATAGGTCAAGACCCCCAGATCAACGCTTGATCGTTGAGGACTTCTACCCAGGAAAATCCTGAATCCGTTGGGTATTGAATCCGTTGATCGGCGGACGTATAACGTCGGTTGCTGGCGCGGGAGAGATCGATCATGCGGTTCTCGAGAGCCAGAGTGATCGTGATCGAATCAGGACCGACACTCACTGACGGCTGATCCATCGTCCCGCTGAAGATCTGATAGGGTGTTCCAATTACATTTCCTGCCTGATTCATCAGACCGAACCAGATAATAGCTTGTGCGCCCGGTTGCACGTCAACGAGTGACTCCTCCAATAAAACGGGGTCGATACCGGATAGCGTTAGCGTCGTGCCGTATGCTTCGACGTTGGTCCCTTCCTGAATCGTTCCGACCTGTGCGAAGGAACCGACTCCCACGAAGAGTTGTCCATCTACCGTGAGGTTGCCTACACCAGACCAGACACGCTGAACGCTCGTCTTGAATGCTAGTTCAGCAATGAAGAACGGGATGATGGTTCCAGTCTGCAAAGCCGAATACATTGATGGATCGATCTGACGAGGCATTAGCGGTACTCCGTTATGGAAAATGACAGGTGTGTCAACTTTGTGTAATCCGTACTCCACGTGACGGTGTTTTTAGCGAGTCGGAATAGACCGAGTGCATTACTGGTAGTAATGGCACCACCCGGAACCTCGCGAAGTGAAGGCCATACGTTGATAACGGCTTTGCCATTCGCATCGCTGTTCACTGGATCTAGAACTGTATGCATCCTGAATCCCACCTGGATAATGTCTCCGGGTAGCAGAAGATTGATCTGCGATGGCACCCATCCTAGTGTCGGTAGAGAGGTAGAACCGGCTGAAACCGGAGTAGAAGAGTCGACCGCGGGAGCGCCCTGTGGGTTTCCTTGAGGCGTCGGTATTAGAGGGTCACCAATCTGAAAGGCGTTCTGCATACCCTGCAGTTGTTGCAGCGCGGCTCGCCACGGTGCTGCCTGCGCTCGTGTCATCGGTGGAAGCGTGCAGGTACCAGACCACATATCGGCCCCAGGCCAGCGCTGGACCTGAACCTGACCAGTGAAAACGCTCGTGACCGTAGCGACTGCTGTAGTGGCAGACCAATCGATAGACTGGAGACCAGGTGTCAGGGGCAGGCTGACCACCTCTACGGTGTTTCCGTTCAAACTTATGATTGAGATGGGCATGGTTTATCGAACAGTAGAAGGTCGTCGTTTGGTGCGTTCATTCATGGCATGCACTGAACCGGCCATGATTTGAGGAGCGGCCTGCTGGATAGCACGGTTCACGGCTACCTGTACCTGTGCGGGATCTGTCGCACCGCGCGCGTCAATATTGAAGGTATGGCCAGCGGATGTAGGAAGTACCGATGACAGCTTATGATTCGGGATTATCGTTCCGCTCGTGCCGGGGTTAAATAACTCCGGTCCTGCCTCACCTACGATCGCGGGTCCGTTGATAGGCCCACCAGATGCTAGAAAGGGAATCGTGTCCGTCAGAACGGACGATATGGTGTCCATACCGCCGCCCCCCTGGTCATTACTACCGGAGCTGGACGAGGAACCACCGAAGAGCTTTCCTAGCATGCCACCCGCAGCCGATACAGCGCCCGATACCTTATCAGCGATTCGCACATACATCGGGTTCTCTTGTGTTCCGAGCTTGGCCGATGAGCCGAAGCCGAGAGCACCGAGAGCAGAACCTTCCAAGTGTGTGAGTCCAGCACCCGCAACAGACCGGAACACACCGGCACCGAAGTTGCCGAAGTTTGTGCGCTGCCCAGACAGACCGGCAACGAGCTGTTGGTTGAGCCCACCGAGAATACTTTCGGTGATGTTCCTCATCTGACTGGCAGCATCTTTCGAAGCGAGCACAAAATCATCCAGAGCGTCCTTCGCGCCCACCAGAGCCGACGATGCTTGAGGGTTTGCCTGTACGTTGTCCTGCGCAACCTGAATCGTCCGGCTCGCATTCAAGCTATCCATCTGGTTCTGATTGCGCTGTAGGGCAGCCTGCCGCGCCTCGTCGTTGTCGCCGTAGCGTTTATCGGTGGTGATTCCCTGCCGCTGAGCCTGAAGTTGCGCGATCGCATCGTTGTATTGCGACGTGTGCAGGTTCACCATCGCCTGAGCAGCATCCAGCTTCGTCATATTGCCGGTAGCAGCTTGCATCTGGATCGACGACTCGGCCTGCGCATCCGAGAACTGCTTTTGCAGGTCGATGGCTTCACGTAGTGCCTGGATACGCTCGTTTGACGCTTTACCTGCCGCGGTCAGGCTGGTATTGTCAGCGGTCGACAACCCATTGGTCTTATAGAACTCGTCTAAGTACTGAGTCGAGAATTGGGCCATGTTGCGCTCCAACTCCTGAGCTTTATTCCAGAGTTCCTGATCAATCTCAAGTTGCTTGCGAAATTCATCAGCTTGCTTTTTGGCTGCTGCGCTGTTGACTTCAGCTTGCTGATTCTTCGGTACGAGTGCTGCATTCCGGTTCTTCTCGGCCTGAGAAGCCTGCTGATCATTCAGCACATCCAAGAAGCCGGTAAGAATTGCTTTGTTGGCTGTCTGATCGCCAGCCATGTCCTGAGTGCTTTCGTCGGTCGCATACTCAGGATGATTACGGATGAAGAGTTGGTTCTGAGCGTATTTTCGGTAGTACTCCTGCTTGTCAGCAAGGTTCTTCTGCGCTTGCGCGGCACCGGGGGTGCCTACAGCTTGCCGATTCAGGTATGCAAGATGCTGAATCTCGTTCATGCCGTAGCTGACTGATCCCGACACGGAGCCGGTTCCGGCCTGTCCGGTGAGTAGCCCTGCCAATCCGGTTAATTTGTTCTGAGACAGCAGCTCCTTAACTTTGTTCGCATCCTGCTCGAGGGACTTGGCTAATTCGTCAGCCTTTATGCGCGTCTCGTCGAGTTGGATCGCGAGATTATTTTGAGTCTTCCCCTGGAGCTTGTCGATGTGGTTCTGTAATTGGTCGTTGGTCAGCTTGAGAGCGTCAGTTGCAGCCTGAGAAGAGAGATGGAGAGAGTTGAATCCTTGCCCGATAGCCTTAGGCATATCGTTGGCTTTCTTGACGAACTCAGCTACTTCTGTACCCAACTTGAGAAACATCTCCCCCAGCATGACTGCACCCACAACCGGAAATGCTGCCTTCAGCACTCCAGATAGGACCTGCGACTGCGATATAAGCCGCTCGATGGCACGGATGTTTGCGCTCATCGGATTTTCTAGTAGTCGGATCGAAGCGCTGGCCGCCTGCATGGAGCTGACCGTTGAATGGCCGGCAGTACGGGCCTTACCCGCGAAGCTGTCCAATTGGCGCTGCGCCTCAGTCATCGCTTGGCTATATGTAGCCTTGTCGACGCTTAGAACGACTTGAACATTTCCAGCTGGCATCATTTTCCTTTCTTCGCGGCCGCGGTGACTTCCTCGGCCAGTGTGTCCGCGATGGTTTGTGCTACTTGTTCGGCTGTGGCTTCGAACGCGGGACGGATGAAGGGATGAGGATCGACATCGCCGACCGCGCTCCCCGGTCCTTTTGTCTTACCGGCATTGCGGCCTGACTTGATAACCGTGGATCTACCGCCCGTTACCATCCGGTGGCCATATTCGACCCAATTTGCCGCGTGGCGCGTCAGCTTTCCGGGTCCTACGATGGCTGCGATGTTGCCCTGATCACTACGGGTCATCGTCACGCTAATATCGTTGGCCAATGCCCCTGGTGGCAGAGTGCCGCCGCCAGTCTCATTCACCGGTGCTCGTTCTTCAATCGCAGCGACTTCTATGGCAGCACCCGCACGGAGTGCCGTCCGGATAGCCGCATCGGCCGCCTTCGTGCTGAGATTCTCGAGCATGGCCTTCGTTTCGGACAGACCTTTGATGTCGATGCTTATTCCGTCAGGCATTCGGTGCTTGTCCTCTCGCCATTGCGCCAAGGATCGCGTCTAGCTTCAGAGCGAGATCTATGCGCTTCTTTTTCGTCATGCGTACTGGCTTGTTCGGCGTAGATTTACGTGCTCTGCGCCGCCACTGTGAGGGCATGAAGTCGTATGGTGTCGTCGGTTCCTTAGTCGCTCTGAAACCTGTGTTCGCAACCCACGATGTGAGCTGGCCAAGCAGTAACTCATTCGACTCGGTTTTGTACTTGTGGCGTTTCAGCAATGCATCGAATTGCCGGGGTGTTAGAGCATAAAACTCTTCCGCGGTGAGTCCGAGATCGTAGCGTGCTACTGACCAGAAATGCAGCCATTTATCGGCCGGGGCTACTCCGGCTGCTTGGGGTTTGCTTTTTCCTGCTTATCCTCATCCGACGGATCGGCAAGAGAGGCAGAATAGGCCTTCAGGATGCCGTCAAAGATGTTTCCGAGGTTAGGGATGGTAACGAGGCCAGCTACCTCAAGCGGTGTGATATCTGGTTGGTGCATAATAAGCGCCGCGTATAGCAATGGCACTATCTGGTCTGCGTCCAGGTTCCGTAGATCAAGAGACTGAAGCAGGTTGCATTCGATACCTGCCACGCGTAGACGAGCCTTTGCGATGGCCATTGCGCCGAAGGTGAAGCACATGAAATATGTCTCTCCTCCGAGCTTGATTTCAATTTGCGGAAGAGTAGGGTCGATACCGGGAACACCGGCTACTGCTACTTTGGTCTTTTTCAACGAATTCTCCGGTTTGAACCGCCCTTTTGTTAATGGAGTGGACGGTCAGTTCGTCTCCTATGTCGATTAGCTACCCGCGGTGACGGTTACGCTGTTGATGTCAAGGGTGAAGGAGCACTGCGACACCTTGGTCTGCGAGATGTCGAACCCACCAGCCTCAGTCACAATCGCCGAGATAGCGTAGCTGTTCCCCTGCGTGGTCTGACCCGCGAGAGCATTGACGGGCAACTGCAGAACGAAGTCGTAAGCGACTCCGGACTTTGCGGCCGCGAGCAGCGCAACCTGACCCGGGTCGTTTGCGATGTTGTTGTAGGTGCCAGACAGCGTACCGTAGTCGAACAGCGTACCCAGCTTCTGGGTGATTTGGCCCGAGTCAAAGTTCGTGTTATTGGTCGTCGAAGTCTTCCAGCCGTCAAACTTGAAATCGTTCAGCTCGCCGATGTGAGTGGGCGTTGCCGCGGGGGTGACACCGGTGGGACCGAGGATGCTGAGGGTAGTGCCGGCGCCGAGTACGACTGCCTTACTGGGAACAGGGACAAAGGGAGTGACTGCCATGGATTATTGCTCCTTACTGAAATTGGAAAAAATGTAAAACTCGGCACTGGCCGGGTACTGCAACACTTCATGATCAAAGTCGTCGATGGTCTGAAGGAAGCTGATGAATACTCCGTTCTGGCTGTATTGACTGAGCGCGCCGATCACCGCTGTGCGCAGTGTGACCGCATCGCCGTACGAATTACCCCAGCAGCTCACCTCCACTCGGCTACGCTGTGTGCCATATGTGTCTACGGTTGCCTTCGAGCTACCACCGACAAACCGATAGGTGATCGCTGGCATCGGTGAGTCAGTCGGAACGACCAGAGGATATACGCGAGTCCCGCAGATAGCCTGGATCGCCGGATTGCTGGAGAGAGCCGCGGCAAAGACTTGTTCGATCATTCGGCTCCGTTCAGCTCGTAGACGAAAAGGACAAGTTCCTTATTCGCTTGTTTGGTGTTAACCACAGCCTGGATCTCATAGACGTGAGTGATATTCGTGGTCGGTTCGGTGTAGACGACACGCTGATTAGGTGCGATCGCTACAGATGGCGTCCAGCGCATCTCCAAACGGTGCGTGACCTTCGAGACGAACTCTGCGGTTGCGTAGACCAGCTGCGAGTTCTGCACGTCGATTGAGGCCCAGCACTCGTAGACCGTATTCCAGGTCTGTAAGGGCTGACCAAATGCATCCTGATCGGTTGAGGGTGCTTGGACGGATATCCGTCTGTTCAATTTACCCGCTAGCATCAGTAACCACCGGCGAAGGTAAAACTGTCGAATTTTACGGTGTCTAACAGGCTCTTGATACCGAGAGGAATCTCCTTCAGGCTGAGTTCGCTGACGGTTTCACGATGTTCATAGAGGTGACCGACCATGAGAAGCATTGCCGCCATGACAGCGCGCGGACAATTGTTGGTAGCCACTCCATCGCCGTATGATCCTGCGGTGTAGGTGACCTGCACAGATCCGGGGAGATAAAGTTGGGTTGTAGGCCACGTCAGAGAAGGCATGGGAACGATCCTGGCCGGTTCTGAGGTCAGGTCGACGTAATAGGTGGATGGATCGAGCGTCTGCACCGTGTTCGTAAGGTCCCGGTATGCGATCGATTCGACGCTAACGGTTCCTGGCCGTGGTAAACGGATGCACAAAGGGTCCCAATATGCCGAATAGTAAGGCCAGCCATGCATTTGAGCCGGTGGAATGGTGCCGTTGTTGTACGTAAATAGTGGAAATGCATCCAAGCTAAGAACGATCGTCTGCTCAAAGAATGCGCGCCGACTATAGACCTCACAGAACTCGCGAGCCGCGCCGATGAGGCCCATAATCAGCAAATCATCGGTGTCAAAGTCCACACGGAGATGTGCCTTCGCCTGGTCCAGTGTTACGGGCTCGGCTACCGGTGGTACTGTGACCTTGAATGAAAGCATCTCTAGCGTCTACCTCGTCGTTCTCTTCTGCTTGTTGGCTTGACTGCGGTTTCTTTTGGCAAAACTACGGTAGGTTTGGCAATTCCGTGATGGATCAAAGTCTGCGCACGCGAATCATTCATCTCCGCAGTGCAATCAGCGTGATATATACGGACGCCAGGATCGGAGAAGTCGCGGATGAAGGTAATCAGCATTGGGGAAAGGGTGGGGCGATTTACGGCTCGCCCTTGGCCGGTTAGTTAGGACGCTGCAGCCTGCGACAACGCTACGATCGGGTGAGTTCCGGCATCCGTGCTGATACCACCGATGCGGCTATAGCCGATGAATCCGACCTCGAGGGTGTCAGCATAGCGCTCGTTCAAACGAAGGATCGACAAATCGCCGTCAGTCCTGAAAAGATAGCCGGCGTCGAATGCTCCGAAGAGAACCGTGCCAACAGCCGAAGCCGCGATGTTGGGCAGCGCCTGATTGAGGACAACCGGACGGCCGAGCAACATATCGAATGCTCCCGAGTTTGGCGACGGGGTGTAGAGCGGACGCCCGAAGGAATCCTTTACACCGAGCAGGTACGCGCGAGTCTGGCTGTTAAACATCCAGGTGGCATTGCTGATGTACGCAGGGTCGAGCGCACCATACATGGCCACAATATCGTCATAATCGATGCTGTTGCTGCCATTCGCACCGGAGACCGCAGTGTTTCCCTTAGCCGTTACAGCAGCATTCGCGGAGGTGATCAGAGAGGCTACGTTGGAACCGTTGCCATTTGTAATCATAGCCTCGAGCCCTCGGCCATAGCGCTGGCCGAAAGCCTGACGAACCCAGCTATCGACGTCGAAGTAGCTATCCTGAAGCTCCTGGATGCTTACCTTGATAACGCCGGTAGTGACCGTGTCTGTGGAAAGTATCTTCGAGGCGAACGCCGGATCAACTTCGGTTACTGCGGTAGCCTCGCCCAACACAGTCAGGTTGTTGCCCGTATCGTTGCTGAGTGCAATCTTCAGCGGCTGCCCGCCAGTCGTGCGCTTCTGTCCCACAAGCAATGAAACAGGTCCGAACGCCTTCAGGGCCTCAGTGAGAACTCCGTGATACAGCTGCGGTACCAGGGCTCCGCCGTTAGCACCAGTCGTTCCGGTCGTAACGTCGCGGTTTTCACGGACAAACTCACGCAGTTCGGCATCCACACCCGAGTGACCACGAGTGATGTACTGAGCGAACGCACGCTTTTCCTTCGCGCTACGCTCTTCAACCTGGGTGGATTCGATGGCCTGACCCGGCTGTGCGCGGTTTGGACGCGGCGCGCTACGCTGCTCGGCTTCAAACTTCTCAACCGCTTCGAGGCGCTGAATGTCGGAATCGAGGATTGCGACGTCGGCGTTCATTGCGTCAAACTGAGCCCGCTTCTCGGTGTCAAAGTTAACTGCCGCGATTGCTGCGATTGCATCCCAGCTCATTCTTATTACGCCTTTACCGGAGCCGTCGAGGGCTGAACGTTCAAGATGCCAACAACAGCCGTGATCAGGCTATTGATGTAATCGGAGGTAGCCGTGATGCCAAGCTGCGATAGAAGAGATGTCACTGCCGATCCGGCTAGACTGAGGACTTCAGCCGCCTTCAGCACGCCGGTACCTGACGCAGCGCCAGACGCTGCATACTTCTGCTCAACCATGAGGACTGCATTCTGAATCAGGGTCGTTACATCGAGAGCAGCCGAGGTTCCGGCCGCAATCGCCGCTGCCTGGGCGGGAAACAGCATCTCTGCAAGCTTGGCGACAGGTGGCGCATACTTGAGGATGTCAGCGTAGACGACCTTCTCTTCCTTCTCGATCCATTTGAAGATCGTTACAAAAACATTGCTCATGACGGGTGTCTCCTCAGCTGCCGATGGTGTGGGAATGTCTTGTGTTACTTGAATTGCCGGAGTTGTCACGGCAGGATGTGTGGGAATAGATTCTTTCTTGCCCAGCCATTTAAGGGGGTTAAATTCCAAAATCATTAGGCATCCTTCTGGACGAAGGCAAGAGCAGCCTTGAGGAGTGCCACGACGATAACCGCGGTCTTAGCTCCAACCGGAATAGCCAGATAGGCGGTAACTAGAGCAATTGCTAGGCTCAATAGTCCCTGCGTGGTGGTCTTCCAATTCGCGGTGATCTTACTTGTGTCGATCGTCATCTATTACTCCGAGAGAGCAGATCACCGCCCTTCTGCCTTACTGCTACTGCATGTCTTTGGTTGCCTCGGGATCTACCCACCCCGGTAAATTTCTACCAGGGTCTAGGGATCAGAGACGTTGCGGTTTTGAGAGGAGGAGTCCGGTCCGGGTCAATCGAAGGGAGTGGACGATACGGCCACGGACCAGAGGGGGAAAGTTATGCGGTTTCGAGCGTTGGTCCACTTGCAGCGAATTTAGCTGCTGCCCAGATCAGTGCTTTATATTCACTCACGTGAGTCTCAGCGCTAGCAGGGGCCCTGAATGTGATACCGGGCAGCTCGTAACTAGCTAAGGGTTCGGCAAGCCGCGCTTGCTCGTTGCGTGCATCGATCGATTCTGCAATCGATAGATCTCGGACGCTAACTCCGTAGTCAACCCAAGCTAGAGAACATTGATCTATGCCGCGTAGGGCGTGCTTAAATTTCAGGTGAAATCCGCGTGTGACGTTCAATACTCGAAAATTTGAGGACAATAGAGACTCCGGGGGCCGGGGTTACTGCTGTTAGACCTAGCCTATTGGCGCTAGGAACCAATATCATCGGGGACATGTGGCTTATACCGCGTGATACAGCTCTATGCAAGATATTTTTTGAGAAGCAGGACCTAATGCTTCTAGGTCCTACTTTCTAGTCAAAGCTGATATATCAGACAGACACAAGTTTTTTCTTCTTAGATTTAGGACTGACTGTGCGCGCGGTGCTCTTAGTCCTAGTTACCGCACTGGCAAAAACCTTCCTCATGCGCGTGTCGTCTGCATGGCGGTAACACTCACTATCACGGTTTAGGGTCGAGAGCCGCGTAGAGCAGCCCTGTCGCTTACAGACCCTGCCGGCGCGCTTTTGACGGGCCACGCAGCTCTTACAGAGGATGGATTCGTAGTTCGAGACGAGATTATTGCATGACGCACACAGACCGAGCTTCACAGCGCCTCCTGAAGTGTCTTGTGGAGCCAGCAAAGGCCTTTGCCTGTCACCTTCGTGGTCCAGTAGGTTATTGGCTCGCCGTTGGAGCCGGGGCGCGTTCCAAGCTTCACTTGAAAATAATTTGCGTCAAGAAATCGTTGATAAGGTTGATTGTCGAACTGAAGAATTTTCATCGCCCTAAGCTTCGCGAATAGCTTCTTCTGACCCCAACGAAGCAGCTTTGCAGCTTCAGCCACGCTCAATAGGTTCGTTGAATCCGTTACCTTGTTGATGAACTCAAGTTTCGGCGCGGCAAGCTGCAGTTGCTCGTCCTTCTGAACCACAGCGGTTTCGAGCTTCTTCACCTCTGCTTGGAGATAGAGATTCTTTTCGCACTGCTTCAGGATCAACTGCTGGAGAACCGAGGAGTCGTTCAAGTCCGGCAGAACCGGCTGGACAGGCAAATCCGACTTCGCCTTGAAGTAGACATTCACGAGCTGGCGCTGTACCTGCCAAGCCCGGTCGTCATTAAGGCTCTTTGCGAGTAGTAGGTAACCGCTCTCGCTGAGCAAGATTACATTAGGGTTCCCTAACTGAGAAATGGCATCGGGGACTACGGTACGAACTTCGTTCCGTGTACTGTTGATGTAGTCCTCCCCTTCTATGAACCGATAACGGTTCTCTATGAAGTTGCGCTTTGCGGTTCCTTCTGGACGCCCATGCACATCATCGATCATCGCGAGGGTTACCATGCGCTGCCCATTAATCTCGAGGACGGATACACTCGTGCTGCCAATCTTGACTATCTCGCTCACTTACCACCGCCTTGAGCGATCTCGTTGATCAGGTCCATCAAAATGATCCCTGCGTCGGTATTGAATGGGCCCGTCGTGTTTTGTAGATGTAACTGGGCGTTGCTCAAGAAAATTGCAGCCTGCATTCTGGTGCTCGGCATCTGTTTGTCATAAAATCTGAAATCGCTCCAACGTCCAACCATAAGTACTTACTCCCATTTCTCCCCTTTGCTAATTGCAGGTATACGAATCTTGTGGCGCGTGTCCACTTAAAATTACTAAGTTGTATTGTTTTTACTCGGCTTACTTTTCAGCCCAGTTATAAATGGTCCTATACCGCGGTTCTTGGGCTTAAACACAAAAGCCTCTCGGTTAGGAGAGACTCTTGTCTGAGGGAACTTAAGTCGGAGTTAGGATGACGAGAGAAGCTCAACCTCAAGTTCTATACTAACATGGCTAGCTATGTAGCACAATACATATATAACTCACATCGCCAATAAGATTGCGGTCATCTATATCAACACGCATTTAAACTTGCTCTCCCCTTTTAGTTATGAGATAAGAGGTTTGTTGGAGTTAGGAAATTCCAACATAACAAGTAGCGTCACCTTTAAACCTATTGTCGCGATGACAAGAGAAAACAAGGAGCGCGACCTTTAGCTATCGTCGTGATGACAAGAGCGAAGGAGTCCGGGTCGGTTGATACCGGGCAAGGGGCCGAAAGGCCCCGCGAGCATGACAAATAGGCGGATGTAGATCGGCGAGTACGCCGGGGCATGAACTAGATTCATGCTGGATTGGAAATAGCCCGATAAACGCTAATTTCCATGACGTTGTGAAACGTTCACCGCAGTCGAGCAACTCGTAAAAGTGTAATGGCCGCGTAACAACGATGCGTAACTCGCAGACTTTTGCGGGATCTTTGAGCGGAATCAGCTCAGAGGCACGACGGGGAAGATTCCGGAAGGCATCAGCGGTCAGAATCACAAGCGCTCGCTCAACCTCTACCGGACAGGAGTTTTCTTATCTTGTTTGCATGAATTTGTTGTTTTTTGCTTGAGTTTTCGAGCAAAGGACAGACAAAATCTATCTTATTTAACTGGTGACTGAGGAAAGCAGATTGAAAGCTGATTGCAGTTCGAAGATTGAAAGTTGAGCTTATGAAATCAAAAATAGAAACAGAATAAGAATGTCCCCTTTTGGCAGCTCGCCTGACAAAAGAAGCCCCTCCGGCTCTAGGAGAAAGGTTGAGCCGTCAACAAATGAGCTAGGCAATCCTAAGCATCCTGAACCGCGGCATCATAGGGACCTTTTTTTAGCTCAAAACCGGAATGAATAGCTTATTTGGCTACAAATTAGTACCGCGGTTTCAATGACATTCCCTGCGGGGCTTATTTTCCAGCAAGCTGGAAAATAGGACAATTTTAGATTGATTTGATTTGAGGAAACACTGATGAACAGCAAGCATCGGAAACAGAGGAAGAAGATGGAGATGCCACTTTCATGGATCAACATCCAAGGTCACATAGCAAAGGAGTCAAAACGACACGCTGACATGAAGAAAAAGATGAAGTCTACGGCGCTAAAGACGAATGAGGATCTGCTCAAAACCGTTGTGGTCGTGAAGACAAACAAAGTCTCACCAGGCACACCTATGAGCGATCTTGAGAGATCTGCGCGGTTATTTCTGCTCGGCAGTTAGGAACTAGATTTCCACAGAAATATTCGAAGTAGCATGTAGACAGGAAAGAAATAAGGGCACGGAAACTACACCCATAACCGACCCGGCATCACCCGAGCACTTATGAATGACCATCTCGAAAGAAGAACTGACAGTATCAAGGCTTACTACCTGGCCGCGGCTGCTCACGCCGAACGAGCTAGCTGATCTCTTATCTTTGAGCGTCAAGACGCTTTATAGCAGAGCTAAGGCCGGTACCATCCCGGTTGTCAGAATCGGTTCATCGATAAGATTCGATCCCAAAAAGATCTCCTTATGGATCGAGGAGCATGCCGCGTGATTAACGCCACGCGATCGCGTTCACTCGATCCTGGACCTCTTTGCCCTCTGCCGGCCGCAGGTACCGCATGACACTCTCGATGTCGCTGTGACCCGATAACTTCATCACGGTTCTCAGATCCATTCCGTTTCTGAGTAATTTGGTTATGAAACTGGCGCGGAATTTGTGGAGGAACCAACGCTCACAGACCTTTTGGTTTCGGCATGTGGCGCACTCTCCACAATTGAGTCCAGCGTCACGTGCTAGAAACTTCAATTTGCGCAGGAGGTGACCGTCCGGGATGTTATCGGCTCCGTTCTTTCGGCCAAAGATGAGAGTGTGCTTAGGGTGGGTCGCTTGCCTGCTCTGCCGGTAATGAGTGAGCCTATCGAGTAGCTGTTTCGAGATCGGAATCTCCCTCTCTTCGGCGTCCTTAACTGCGAACGACCACCGCGGTTTTGACCTGACCATCAATGTTGAATGCGCAACACTGATGTCGATCCACTCGACGTGCGAAGCTTCCTGTTCTCGTAAGCCAGTCTGCAGCAGGACGTCGAATAGCAGCTGGTCGTACTCCTCTGTGAGGGACGCGAAGAACTTAGTTAGCTGATCGGGTTCATAGACCTCCGGTAAGGTCTTCTCGTATCGCGGTTTTTGACCGGCAAGGTCCTTTATTTCCTCCGCGGTGAACTTCGCAAATTTGAGGAATGCGCGGTAATGGCCATGCCTGTTGGAGATAGTCCGAGCCGAGCGTCCGGATCTTCGCATTGATGCGTGAAACTTCACAGTGTCAGAGTGATCAAGTTCGTCGAGGTATGTCTTTGTGACAGCGTTCGTGAACTCTTCCATTGACCGCCCATACAACTCAGCAGCCTCGAGGGATCCACGATCCTTCGCCGCCTGGACGAACTCGGATACCTCGGAGCGTATCGTCCTCCGAGTCTGATCAATGACTACCTGGACTCCCGCTTCCTTTGCTTGAGCGACCGCAGCCGATCTCTGTTGCGCCAGCTTAAGTGCAGCCAAGGCTTCGGACGGTCCGCCTTCAATTCTCTTCCAGACCGTCTTCTTTCCCTCAAAGCTTCGCAGCTCGTAGGAGCCGACTGGATATGAGACTTCGATGTCGCCAACCTTGACGGTGTTGGGCTTTACCCTACCGTTCGGGCTCATCGCTGCCGGGTAGCGTTTCCATCCATCCGGGGTTTTTACTCTACGGTGCAGCGTGACTGCCTTATTTGCCAT